ACAGCACGACGGCAATATCTTGCGCATTCCTTTGCCGTTTTGTGTGGGTAGTGCTTGATCAGTAGCTCAATCTGACGTTTGGTCCATTTCATAGGTCAAATTTTTCTTTTAGTTTTTTAAATTCACTCAATTTTTTTTTCTGATTCTGCCTTTTCATCGTAATACCTTTGAATTGAGCCGTATTGATATCCCATTGCCAGTGCCATTGATTCAAAGGCACCAAATAACATTGTGATATCTGATTCCTCAGGAATAGCGATTTTGATTTTTAAGTCATCGTAGTAAGCTGTTAAAATTTTCATTTGTAATTTGTTTTAAAGTATGAAAGTGTATAATTTTTTTTGTCAGAGACTTGCGAGTAAATGTGCGACTCGATGCCCTGGTCAGCCATGATCCAGTGGACGTCTGCAGGTGTTGTCCGATCCTTTGTCTGCAGGCGAGCTCTGACTTGCCAATATGTGACGGCTGAAAAGTCAATGTTATAGCATACCAGGCAGTCAGCTGCGGACAAGTTTATACCTTCACGTCCTGAGAGAAACTGTGAAATGAATATCACGTCGTTGGGCGTCCGGTTAAATTCTGCCGGGTCTGTCGTCACTTTTAAGCCATTCATTGCCGCCGCCGTTTCGAGTAGCAATTTCTCGGCCACAAACTTGTAGAAAATGGCTACTTTAAGCCCTGCGAATGTCTTGAAAATGTACTCAGCCTTTGACATGTCAAAAATCTGTCCATCGTTGTCCATCGGGCTGTCGTCGTATATGACGGTGCCTGAGTATAGTTGATGGAGTTTATTCATGAGCTTGACGGCTGTGTCACCTTCAATCACATGTCCATGCTTACCGGTGACGACCTTGTCACGTTTGAGTAGGCGAATGATGTTGTATGTCGTGTCATTCATTCTCACTTTATGAATATGCTCATTGACCAGTTGTGTAAATCCAGCCTCTTCCTGGGTGTATGAGATAAAAAGGTGTTGCACCTTGTCACGGATGGCCATTTCGTCGGCCATGCTGTAGTCGTTGATTGCCCGGTTGTAGATGTATTTTTTCGATACATGTACATAGGTCTTTGCCCACTCATAAAAATTTTTCTCAATAAACGGCGTAAACGTCGAGACCTTAAACTGATGAAATAGCTGTGAGTATGACTCAGGTGATGGGGTACCTGACAAATAAATGATGGGCTTAACTTGACAAATTTTGCTCAATAGCTTTGTGCGTTCTGACATTGTTGGATATTGCCCCAGGCTGTGCGCCTCGTCTATGATCACCAGGTCAAAGGTGTCGGTCACTTTGTGCAGTGATTCAAAGTTGATGATGTATGTGTTGAAATCGAAGTGTGCGGCATCCTTTGCAATGCCTGGGATGGCTTTGAGCTTTGTGACAAAAAGCACATTTTTTGCGCCGTATATCTTTGCAGTGTTGAGCGCTGTGATGGTCTTGCCTGTGCGGACTTGCATGCTCAGATATGCAATTTTATACTGTTTCAGCAAGTTAGATGCTGCATTACTGATGCTCATTTGGTAGTCACGTAGCTGCATATTGTGTCAATTGTTTGTTTGATGAGATAAATGATGATTGCACCGGCAATCCACACCTTTGTCATGTACATAATTATGTACATAAAAAACTTAATTGTACTTTTTGTCATAATAGTGGGTGCCTTTGATGTCAACGGATGGGGTTGATGAATAGACTCGGTTTCCTGCCTCATAGGCGTCACCGATATGCTCACGCTCGATGGATTTGAAATGTATGTCAATGCGAGTGATCACGTCGTCAATCGCCTGGATATAGTCTCTGTCGCCTTCGTTGAGCTGTTTGAGGTAGATCAGATCCTCAATCAATAATGTCATGGGAGATTTCATGTGTAGATTTTTAAAAAGGCCGCCGCAGTGGGCGGCCTGTGATTAATGGGTTAAAATGGATCTGTAGCGAATAGGGCTGCAGTCTTGGATTGCAAAAACTCCATCATGTCGGAGTCATCCCATTGCTCGACGCCCTTGATCTTTACTTTTTTCATCCCAGGGCAACCATTTGGGTTGTCTTTAGTGTAGTACCATTTGACGGCACGACCCTCCTGTTTGATAAAAATGTTCGTGCGCTTTTTTCCGTCAACCTCTTGCACCGATGGTGTGATGGTCACCTCTTTACTCAGGTCCACGTTTGGCAATGCCTTCAAAAAGCTCGATGCATACCCTGACGAGTATTTAAAGCTGAGGATTGCCTTTTCTTTGCCGTCGTCGATGGTGACGTTCCACTCTTTGCCGTAGTCAGACTCACGAGTTCTGACGTCGGTGATGACTCCCTGCCATGAGCGGTAAAACTCTTCATGGACGATGCGGTTTTCCTTCGTTGTACGTGTTACCGTGTTGTCGGTTGGGTTGGTGAAACGTCTGCACAGTTTGCCGTCTGAAATGGTCAGGTAGACGACCGCAGAATTTTGTTGTATAGCTCCCATAATATTAAATGACAGTAGGGTGTCAGCCTTTAGTTGTGCTTTTGGTAGATTTGATTTGCGACCACAATGACCACATTGAAATTGCATATGATATGCTGACAAATCATGAAACCATTTTTTGTTGACCTCAACATAATCATTGACGGCTGCGCAAAGTTTACAAACTACATTTTCTACTTTCATATTTTTCGATTGCTGATTCAAATTTGCATAAATTTTTTATTGTGTATTCTGCCTCTTCAAAGGTTATTTTTTTACCTCTCACAAAATATTGCAGATATAAAAAATCGCAATAAAAATTTGCAATAATATCATTGTCGCAAAACATCAATGTTTTATATCCATTTGTATTAGGTGTATCTCTAAAAATGCCATTAATTTGCTGATTAAGATGCAAATTTTGACCAAGTTCGTTAAATTCAACAAGTGTCATAATTTATGTTTGATTTGATATGTAAATGATTTAGGCTTGATGGTGTCGTTCTGATGACTCCACAGCATATGCGTGGCGTTGAATAGGTCGAAGTCCTTGCGGCGCTGGTCCTGATTTCTAAATATCAGCTGCCATCCTGGGCCCTGTATGGCATCACCTTTGCCGTAGGTCCTGGTCTTTGCATTGAGCCATAATATCGCCACGTCATCCACGCAATTGTAGGATTGATAATGCTGTGATAATAGCTTGTAATATGCGGCGAGCTGCAGCCAGTAAAACTCATGCACCGCATTTGACGTCTTGATGTCAACCAGGACATTGCGGCCATTGATGGTGATGACGCGGTCAATGGTGCCGGCATATCCCAGGCCTCTGTCGATCAGGTTAAACTCGGAGTGGATAATGTCGATGTCATGATGGTTGCGGAAATCTATGTAACGCTCAAACATGGCCCACTCGGACAACTTAAAGTCAAGTGTGCCAAAATCATTGATAAGTGATATTTCCTCTCCGGCATCGTAACGCTCTGTCAGGTTGTGGACGATAGATCCGCGGCGGCCAGCCTCGTCTCTGATGTCGTCAGCTGATTCGCCGACCTGTTTGAGCCAGGTGTAAAAATGTGCGTCCTTTGGATAGGCTTGCAAAATTGTGGTCACTGATGGGACCGATTCGCCGTTGTCAGTCGTATAGAAACGATTGTCGGCAAATGTGATTTGGTTGTTGTTGATTGTGTAGTTATTCATGTTTGATTGATTTAGTCAGCTTTTCTGATCATGTGCCAGTAGAATGCGAAAATAAGGACCAGGCATACGATGTCAAATAGTATCCACAGCATTTTCGATGATTTTTTTGATTAATGATTTGACCTTTTCGTCACCTCCAATTTGCTTGATCTGTGATGTTGGCACAAAAACGGTGATAGGTCGTTTTTTGTCTGTCAGTGGCTTGCGTCCTCTTTTTTTTGGTGTCATGGTTTAATAGTTGAAAAAATTGTCTGCAAATAGGCAGATGATTAAAATGATAATGACAAGGATTGTCTCTTTAGTTTGTTGTTTCATGTGTAGTTTTGTTATAGATGTTATTAAATTGTGTTTTTAGCTCTTCATACATTCTTTCAAACTCATCGGATCGATGGTTTTTTTCAATTTTGAAGATGGTTGCATGAGCTTGAATAAAGCCCATCGCCTTGCCGATGATTGCGGCCATTTCGGATGTTTTTTCCCAGTCGTATTTCATGTGTTTTTTGATTTAGGACTCAAAGATAGGAATTTTGCTGAATTAAAAAAATATTTTTAATAAATTTTTATTCATAGTAAAAAAAAAGCCCCCGATATAGAAATATCAGGGGGGAGTAACACATAAACGAAATATGAAAAAAACTACACAGAAAAGTAAAGGTCTGCCTCGGCTTTGCGACGTCTGACGAGTCCTCTCAGCTCTGTCAGTTTGCCGTTGACCCTGGCCTTTGTCCATTTCATAAATTCATCACGGATGGTCGGGTCGTTTGGGTTTAATCTCACCTTTTTGAGTAGCGTCGAGCTGTTGAGATTGCCGAGTCCCAGGTTGTATGCAAAGCTAAGCAAAGAATCAAATTGATCTTGATTTATTTTTGTATTTTTTATGTAGGAATTTATCACAGTTCCTTTTTTGTTAAGCTCCCACATCAACAACTTTTCTGCGGCATCAGGTGTCACCTTTTGACCCTTTTGTATCCTGGTCCCATCAGGCCACATGATTGATCCGTATCCGATTGTCATCACACCGGCCGGACACACGTAAGCCTCCAAAAATAACCCCTCAAAGTGTTTGACCAGGTCAACACATTTCTGACTCGCTGTCATCATTTTTTATTAAATTTTATCACGTTAAAAAGTACAGATATGATCAGGGCCACTAGCAGCCACAATATCCAATTATTGCGATTTTTTATTTTATGATTGTCGATGAGCTTGCCATCGGTCAGGTCCTTAATCTGTTTGTTGATCAAAAATATCTCAGCCGAGTCCTTGACGAGCTTTGTGATGGTGATCGTCTCTTTTGGAGCGCCTACCCTTACAATTTTACCCGGCAAATAGACCTTTTCTTTTGTTTTCCTGTCAATGATTACAGTGTCAATCTTGACAACCGGTTGAGGTGTATCCGGGCATTGTATCTCAATAAAGTCATATCCGGTCTCAACTTTGACAACCGTGTCAACTTTTGTGATGCATGGAAATGCCTTGCGCAGCGTCTCAGCTGCAATCTCGGGCTGATGTTTGACAGCCTTGTCAACTTGCTTTTGTGCTTTTTTCTCAGTATAGCAGCCGCAAAGCAGCGACGCTGCAAATAATAATTTAATGTAGTTTGCCATTGATGATTTGATAATTTTTGACGGTATAGTCGCCGTTGTTTTCAATAAGTATATGAGCAAAGCCATGTTGTGAATTGCTGACCAGCGGGCTGTAGTTCGGCTTGAGCTCGCACAGGCAACCGGTTGACCAGCATGAGATGATTTTGCCGTCAAGATCAACCTCGGGATGATGTGAGGCCCTGTGCAGATGCCCGACAATGAGTGATTGCTTGGCTCTGAGAAATGCGCCCCTGGATGGATTGACCGGTGTGAATACGCCTTTGAAAATGTGATGGCCGTGAGTGATGCTGAGCTTGCCTGCCTTGACCAGTACCTTGTCGTCCAATAAAATGACATTTTCCTCATTAAGTCTGAGGCGCTGTTCGAGGCTGAAGTAGTCGTCATCCCAAATCTCACGTACTTTCATCATGAGGAATTTCTCCCAGCGCAGGCAATGGTTGCCTTTGAGCCAGTAAATTGATGCATTTGGGAATGTTTGACGCATGACCCTAAGAAATTCCTTTGTAGCGTCAAATTCCTGTTTGACGGACCTCTTACGTGGGTCAGATTCAAACCGGCTCACCTGGTGATTGTCGATGAGGTCGCCATTGATGAAAATGGTGTTTATGTTGTGCTCGAGTCCGTAGTCAAATGCGGCAGTGATTGCCTCAATGTTATGATAGGGTATGTGCAGATCAGAGATTAACAGAATATTGTTGCAGCCTTTTGGTAGTATGTACGGCTCTCTTTTTTCCTCGTAAGTTACGGGCAGTTTATATGGGTTTTTAGGTCGAAATTCATCCCTTTTAAATTCGTC